GAAGATGGTCGATACCAAGGAACAGTCTGTCGTGGAGACTTAGCTTTGGCTAAAATGCCAAGTGGTAAGGTAAAGGCTAGACAGAAATTCTATGAGAAGAAGGCTAATGATCAAATGGATGCAGTTAATGCACAACTTATGAAAAGCTCTGACTCTCGTATGCCAATTTCTAATACAAGTAAATCGGTAACAACTAAAGGTCGGCAACCTTCTTTTCAGAACTAGTCTACCTTTAATAACAATAGGAGTGTAATATGTCTACTACTAAAGCATTTCGTGGCTTTACTCCTGCTCGTAAAATTGGTGGTGGTTAACAACAATGAAGCTGTAACNGATATCATTGCTTGGTCATCTACTGGCCTAGCTGGTACACCAACTAATTAGTATTTTTACTGGTGATCCAGTAGTACTTCCCGGTGCAAACTTTGCAACAATATCTCCGTATATTGCTGCTACGTTGAAACCTTCTGGAGTATTTATGGGTTGTCAATATGTTGAAAATGGTGAGCAGAAATTCTCCCGGTATTGGCCCGGTGGAACAAGTGCTACGGATATTAAATTTTTCGTAATCAGTGATCCTGATCAAACTTATTATATTCAGGCTTCACTAACTTTATCGGCTGCTGAGATGTTGATCGTTAAAAACTACAATGTTACGGTTAGCTCAACAGCATCTTCTGGAAGTACTGTAACAGGTCAGTCCAGCTACTATCTTGATGGTGCATCAGGAACTGAAGCTGTTGCTGCTGTTCGTGGTATTGCTAGGGCTGCTTTCCCTGACGAAGGTGATGGGGATGCATATCCAATCGTAGAAGTTTATCTTAATACTCACCGTGACCGTTATGTAACGGCTACGGCATCAACAGCTTAATAGGAGGAATTAATCATGGCTATTAATAGAGCTAGTATTAGTAAAGAACTCCTGCCGGGCTTAAATGCTGTATTCGGTATGGAGTATGGAGAAGTGGACAACGAACATGATGTCCTCTTCGATGTAGAAAACTCAGATCGTGCATTTGAAGAAGAAGTACTATTCACAGGTTTCGGCTCTGCCCCAACCAAAGGTGAAGGTGCTGCTGTTTCGTATGACGATGCTCAAGAAAGCTACACAGCACGTTATACTGCTGAAACTGTAGCTTTGGCTTTTGCAATTACTGAAGAAGCAATGGAGGATAATCTTTATGATACCTTTGCTAAACTTCGTGCAAGAGGTCTTGCTAGAGCAATGGCAAATACAAAACAGGTTAAGGCTGCAAATCTATTCAACAATGGTTTCTCTGATACTATTGGTGATGGTGCTGCTTTCTTCTCTGCTGCACACCCAACAATTTCTGATGGAAACCAGAGCAACCTAATGGCTGCTGCTGATCTTTCGGAAGCAACTCTTGAAACTGCATTAACCAATGTACAGAAGATCAAAGATGATCGTGGTATTTTAATTGGTGCAAGTGCTGTTTCATTGCATATCCCTGTTGACTCATGGGCTATTGCAGATCGTATTTTATCTAGCCCCGGCAACACTCAAACAAGTGCTGCTGCTGCTAACCCAAATACGAATGCAATCAATGCTACTCGTCATATGGGAATGTTACCTGAAGGATATCATATCAATAGAAGGTTTACAGATACTACATCTTATTTTATTAAGACTGACGTACCAAACGGAGCTAAAATGTTTGTACGTTCACCTCTTCAAACTAAGATGGAACCTGACTTTGATACTGGTAATCTCCGATTTAAGGCAAGGGAACGATATAGTTTCGGTGTCTCCGATTGGAGAGGTTACTTCGGTAGTGCAGGAACTTAGGACTAAATGTGGGGGAGTAGCTTCGGCTACTTCCCTACTACTATAAGGAGAGATCATGAGTACAAATATTAAAGCAGCAATAGCAACTGGTGATGCTGTTCTTACGTTTGTAGAAAATGATGCAACTGTTGGAGATAACGGAACAGCCGATGGTAATAATCCATCTGTAACTCGTATATTAGCTGTTCATGCTTTAGCAACTGCTGCTGGATCATATTCTATAAAAGGACAAAGACAGATTACTAATAAAACAGCAGAAGGTACAGCTATTAAGTTTCAGGTAGCAGCTAACGAAGCAACAGATATTTATATGGGAGAACTTGGTGTTCCTGTCTATGGTGTTGTTAGTGTATCTGGTCCTACAGATGGTTGTGTTCTTACAGCTTTTGTAGGTTAGTATGCCTAATTTTTCTTACTTAAAGACAGACTTAATTAATACGACTGAAAACGACTCTACAGAATTTGCAACACAAGTTTCTTCTTTTGTAAAGAAAACCGAATTTCGTATGATTAAAGATCTAGATGACTTTGGTTTAGATGAATATACAAATATATCTGTATCATCTGGCAATGCTGGAACTGTATCTTTAAATGATAGAGTTCGTATTGTTCGTAATGTAAACTATAAAGTAAGTACAGGAACAACTATAACTAATTTACTTCCCAGAACAATGGAATATGCAAACGACTATTGGCCTGTTAGTGCATCAACAGATACACCAAGATATTATGCAAGAAAAAATAATTCAAGTATTAAGATTGTACCTACACCAGTATCAGTATTGACTGTAGAGATACAATCTCAATCTCAGCCACTACCTCTAGCTTCTGCTACAGGTACAAGTGTTACCACTCAAAACTATTTCAGTGACTACTGTTATGAAGCTCTTTTTGCAGGATGCATGGTAGAAGCTACTATGTATATGAAAGATTGGAATACACTTAATGTATGGCAAAATGAATATCAAAATTCAATTATCAAATTAAATAATCAGGCTAGAAGGACAAGACAGGATGATATGGCTGTAGCTGGCTCACCTGCTGGTGGTCCTGATACCATAGCACAAGGAGCATCATAAAATGGCAGGTAAAAAAAGTGGAACACGTAAAAAAACAGGTATGAGTGAATTTCAAAAAATGGTTAAAGCTTTAAAACTATCAAAAGATGAAATTGCAGATATGCTTGGTCATACTAGATTAAATCCAGAAACAGGAATGAGAGAACATCGTAAAGGTGGTGGTAAAGTTGTAAAAGCTAAATTTGGTACTACTGGACTTTTAGCTAAAGCTGCTAAAGAAAAAAAATCATATAAAGCAATGGCAGATAAACTTAAAGCTAGAAAATCTAAACCTAAAAAAACTACACGTTCAGAAGCAAAACTTGTAGAAGGTGCTGGTGATATGTCTGATCCTACTAATAGGGCTGGTAGAATGAGAACTGGTAAACAACAAAGAAGAGGTGGAGCTACTTCACAATCTAAAGATGCTATGAGTGATACAGAAAAAGATAGATTAGCTAGGGGTAAAGCAGGAAGAGGATCTTATAAAAGATCACAAAAACTTAAAAAAGGATCATTAGCACAATTATCAGATGAATATGATAAATTACTAAAAGGTAGGCAAAGAGCAGAAAGACTTAAAGGTTCTGAAAGTAAGTTTTATAAAGTATTTAAAGCTAGAAAAATGAAAGGTTTAAAAACTGGTGGCCCAGTTGTAAAAGCTAAATTTGGTACTAGTGGACTTTTAGCTGGTATGGCTGGTATGGGTAGTGGTGCTAAAGCAATGGCAAAAAAACCTAAAAGAAAAATAATAAAAAAGAAACCAAAAAAGAAACCTCCTAGTAATCCTACTTATAAAAGAAAAAAAGATCCAACTCAAATGAGTCCTTCTGAATATAATATAATGATGAGAAAAAGAAAAATAGAAAAAGATCAGGATTTAAGAGGTGCAGATGATCCAAGAAATTATCCCGGAAAACCATTTTCTAATGTTAAAGAACAAGCAGATAAAAAAAGAAATCTAAAAAGAAAAGGTGGTGGTTTAGTAGGTGGTCAAAAAAAATTAGATGTAAATAGAGATGGTAAAATTACTGGTTCAGATTTTAAAATGTTAAAAATGAATAAAAAGAAATATGGTGGCAAGATTTCCTATCGTATGAAAGGTGGTCAGGTTGTAGATGCAGGATATGATTAATGGTTAATCGTTCCAGTATTCGGCAACAGATTATGAAGCCGGGTAAAAAGAAAATAAAAAAAGTAATGGGTGAATTTAAGAGAGGTACTCTTAAAAAAGGTAAATCAAAAAAGAAAGTAACAAATAGAAAACAAGCTATAGCTATAGCATTAAGTGAAGCTAGAAGAAAAAAGAGGAGAAG